ACTTTGACAGTTGTAGATTTGAACACTGTTTCAAAGGTCTAAAGATTGGCGAGAATGTCACGGGACTTGCCCCAGCAATTAATGGACCAAAGAGTGTAAAGATTACAGGTAGTTTATTCGATGATATCTACAATAGAGGCATTCATGTTTACAATGGTGATAACATTACCAGTGCGTATAATCTATTTAAGGATGTAGCAAACAATAGTTTGGGTTCAGGCAATGCAAGCACACACGTAATTGATTTTGCAGCAGGCGTAAACAGTAATAGTTTTGGTGATAGTTTTGATCGCGGCGATGGTGACGTTACAAGTTCAACTAAACGTATACAACTTACAAATGCTAATGCTGCCTACGGCACTACACTTGAAATTGGTTCGTACAATAGAACCTATAACAGTAATGTAAGCCTTTCAAACAACGTGACTGCAACGACAACTGGTGTACAGTTTGATGAGGACAGCGGTACAGAATATGCTGTTGAAATCGATTATCTAATTAGCCGTAACAGTAAGTACCGTCAAGGCAAACTACGTATTGTACAGGATGGCACTGCACAGGTATTAGATGATGACTTTACAGAGAATAATGGCGACGTTGGTGTAACATTTGACCTACAAAGCGACTCGGGCTTTACAAAGTTGCGTTATGCAACAGACAATCAAACAACAGGTACACTTTACCTATCAGTAAGAAAACTTAGCACATAACATAACATGTGGGACAGCTCTATCCAAGATAGGCTTTCTATTTGGTTTACATTTAGAAAACGCCTAGACCGCTTGCCTTTTGAGCAAGCAGTACATGAAGTAAATAAATTTTGGTGGCGTGCACCTATAAGCAGTCAATACTACTGTTGTGACATGCCTGATCAGTGGCCTGATCCGTGGCAATTACTTGTGGAAAACCACTATGATAATATTGCTCGCGGGCTCGGAATGCTATATACTATAACTCTTACTAAGCACAATCCAAGTGTCGAGTTTCTATGCGTTCGTAGCAGAGAAAAAAGCTGTGAAGAGGCATTAGTATGGATAGAGCAAGGAAAATATGTGCTTAATTGGGATGTGGAAGTCAGAGTAAATAACACATTGCAATTAGACGCATACCAAACAATAAACAGGATAGACGCACAGGAACTAATCAATAATGGAAATTCAAGTACAAAAGCGTAACGGTGAAAAAGAAAACTTAGAACTAGACAAGCTACACAAAGTCGTGTTTTACGCATGCGACGGTATTACAGGTGTTAGCGCAAGTGAAGTAGAGATCCGCAGTCATCTACAGTTTTATGAAGGCATTAAAACTAGCGATATCCAAGAAACACTAATCAAAGCAGCAGCAGATTTAATTAGCGAAGAAACGCCCGGTTACCAATACGTAGCAGGGCGTTTAATTAACTATCACCTACGCAAAATTGTGTATGGTGACTTTGACCCATGGCACGTTTACAAGCTCATACAGCGCAACGTAGACAGTGGCTTCTACGATCCTGCGCTACTTGAAGACTACACAGAAGCGGAATGGAACGAGCTTAACGATTATATCAAACACGACAGAGATGAGACACTAACCTACGCTGGTATGGAACAGTGGCGCGGCAAGTATCTCGTAAAGAATCGTGTTACTGGTGAAGTATTTGAAACTCCACAGATGGCATACATGTGTATTGCTGCTACATTGTTCAGCAAGTACACAGAAGATCGCCTACGTTGGGTGAAGGATTATTATGACGCTATCAGTACATATTTTATTAGTCTCCCTACTCCTGTTATGGCTGGGGTACGTACTCCACAGAGACAGTTCTCCAGTTGTGTCCTTATTGAAACAGCCGACAGTTTGGATAGCATTAATGCTACTGCTAGCAGTATCGTTAAGTATGTTAGCCAAAAGGCTGGTATAGGTATTGGCGCTGGTAGTATTCGTGCTATTGGATCTCCTATTCGCAAGGGTGATGCTTACCACACAGGCGTGATTCCATTCTATAAACTATTTCAAAGTGCTACACGCAGTTGTAGTCAAGGAGGCGTGCGTAACGGCGCAGCCACACTATACTATCCTATCTGGCACTTAGAAGTTGAAGACCTACTTGTTCTAAAGAACAACAAAGGCACAGAAGACAACCGTGTACGTCATATGGACTATGGTGTGCAGTTTAATAAACTAATGTACGAGCGTCTAATCACTGGTGGCAACATCACACTATTCTCACCAAGTGATGTCCCAGGATTGTATGATGCTTTCTTCGCAGATCAGGATAAATTTAAAGAGCTTTATGAAACAGCAGAACGTAACACACGTTTGCGTAAAAAGACTGTTAAGGCTAGTGACTTGTTTAGTGCGTTTATGGAAGAACGCAAGAACACTGGTCGTATCTATCTAATGAATGTGGATCATGCTAATGATCACAGTAGTTTCAAAGCGGATGTTGCGCCTGTAAAGCAAAGCAACTTGTGTTGTGAAATTGATCTACCCACTAAACCTCTTAACGACTTTAATGATGAAGAGGGTGAAATTGCACTATGCACACTAAGCGCAATCAACTGGGGACTTATTAGAGATACTAAGGAATTTGAGAAGCCTTGTACACTAGCAGTACGTGGATTGGATGCACTACTAACATATCAAAACTATCCTGTAAAGGCAGCAGAACGTGCTACAATGCTACGTCGTCCATTAGGCATTGGTATTATCAATCTAGCATATTGGCTAGCACGTAATGATACAAACTATACTAATCCTAACCTAGAGCTAGTAGATGAATATGCAGAAGCATGGAGTTACTATCTTATCAAGGCTAGTGCTGATCTTGCAGTTGAACAGGGCGCATGTCCTGGTGTAGATGAGACAAAGTATGGTGATGGTATCACACCTAATCAAACTTACAAGACAGACATGGACGAGCTTGTAAAGCATAAGGAACGCATGGATTGGAAGGGGTTGCGAAAGCAATTAGCTGACACAGGTATTCGCAACAGCACACTAATGGCACTTATGCCTGCAGAAACAAGTGCACAGATTTCAAATAGCACTAACGGTATTGAACCACCTCGTGCCTATGTAAGCGTAAAGCAAAGCAAGGATGGCGTACTCAAGCAGGTAGTACCCGGTTATCCACGTTTAAAAAATAAATATGAACTACTATGGGATCAGGAGTCACCTGAAGGTTATCTAAAGATTATGGCTGTACTGCAAAAGTACATTGATCAGGGTATTAGTGCTAATACCAGCTATAATCCTACCTTCTATGATGATGAAAAGATTCCAATGAGTACTATGCTTAAACATCTTATTATGTGTTACAAGTATGGACTCAAGCAGTTGTACTACTTCAACACCTACGATGGTGCAGGTGATGACGCAGGAGAAAAAGAGCAAATTATTCTCGAGCTACCAGATGTAGTAGAGGAAGAAGATTGCGAGAGTTGTGTAATCTAGGGGAAGACTATGGCAGTATTAGACACAGAGAACAGAGATCATAAGAATAGAAAAAGTTTCCTTGACGGAGATGTAGGTGTACAGCGTTACGACGATGTCAAGTATCGTGCGTTTGACAAGCTCACTGACAAGCAACTTGGTTTCTTTTGGAGACCTGAGGAGGTGGATATCCTACGTGATGCTAAGGACTTTAAAGAACTTACAGACCACGAAAAGCATATCTTTACTAGCAACCTCAAGCGTCAGATTCTGTTAGATAGTGTACAAGGTCGTAGCCCTAACCTAGCCTTTTTGCCACTAGTAAGTTTACCAGAACTAGAGACTTGGATTGAAACTTGGGCATTCAGTGAAACTATTCATAGCCGTAGTTACACACACATTATTCGTAATGTATATGCAGATCCAAGCAAAGTATTTGACGAACTGTTAGACATTCAGGAGATTGTTGACTGTGCAGATGATATTACCAAGCACTATGATGATCTTGTACGTATGGCCGGTTGGTATAATTTACTTGGTGTAGGCAAGCATCTCGTAGTAAGCGGCAAGGAACACGATACATCAAAGGTCAACGGCAACTTCAGCAACGTTGCAACAGAGATCAATGTAGATTTATACGAGCTAAAGAAGAAGTTATGGCTTACACTTATGAGTGTAAACATTCTCGAAGGTGTTCGATTCTATGTGAGTTTTGCTTGCTCATGGGCATTTGCAGAACTTAAGAAGATGGAAGGCAATGCTAAGATTATTAAGTTTATTGCTCGTGATGAGAATGTACACTTGGGAAGTACACAACAGTTACTAAAACTACTACCCAAAGAGGACAAGGACTTTGCAAAGATTGCAAACGAAACACTAGACGAATGTACGCAGATGTTTGTAAGTGCAGTTGAGCAGGAAAAACGTTGGGCAGAGTTCTTATTCAAAGACGGTAGTATGATTGGTCTTAATGCACAACTACTAAGTCAGTACATTGAATGGATCGCTAACAAGCGTATGATTGCTATTGGTATTAAGAGTCCGTTCACAGTGCCAGCAGCAAGTCCACTGCCTTGGACACAGAAGTGGATCAGTGGCGCAGAAGTACAGGTAGCACCACAAGAAACCGAAATCTCAAGCTACATTATTGGTGGCACCAAGCAAGACGTAGAAGAGGATACGTTCAGTGGACTCAGCCTCTAAACAAATAGAGGATTGGATACTTAATTATCTTAGTGTACCAAATCAGGCATTTAATAGCTTACCACCTTGCCCTTACGCTAAACAGGTTTGGTTAAGTAACAGAGCAAAGGTAATTGAAGTTGACAGTGACGTAGATAGTTATATCAAAACTGTTGTTGAAACTAGTATGAAGGATTGGCCAGAAAACTGTGATGTTGTAATAGTGGCTACAGATCCTAAACTATTCTCAGGTAAAAAGCTAGACGAAATGTGCATTGCTGCAAGCAATGATGACTATATATTAATGTGGGATCATCCTGAAGATAAAGAAAAAGACAAGCAAGGAAAATATGCAATAACTTTTATACAACCACGACAGGAACTAGAGCAAGCAAGAAAGTCACTTGAAGAGCAAGGTTATTATAAAAACTTTAGGAAAAAATAAAATGCTAACAGTATATACAAAAGACTGGTGTGGCTATTGCAATATGGCAAAAGCATACCTAAAAAAATATGATATTCCTTTTGAGGAAATCAATATTGATCACGACAGCAGTGCACGTGAATATATGGTTGCTGAAGGTCATAGAACAGCACCACAAATTTATAAAGATGGTAAACTGTTTATTGCAGGCGGCGCTGATGCACTTACTAGTCTGACCGAACAAGAACTACGTGAACGTATGGGAGAGCTAGGACTAGATGGCCTCTCACTATGAAATAAGAATAATGCTAAAGCGTGGCATTCTTGACAATGCTGGCAAAGCAACAACACGAGCTTTACGAGGCCTCGGCTTTGATTGTGTCGAAGATGTACGTATAGGCAAAAGCATATACATCACCACTGGTAATGATCCTGAACTTATTGCTCGTGCTATGGTAAATGAAGTAATGGAAGATTATATTATACTACCATATAATAGTACCGATAAATAGTTTTATGGGAAGACCGGTAGTAAGAGTAGGTGATATTAATAGTGCAGGCGGCGTAGCAGTACAAGGCCATCCTAATATCACTGTTAATGGAAGATTAGTAGCAAGACAAGGTAGTAGAGTTACACCTCATAAACCTTGTCCAAAACCCCCTATTCATTGTAGTGCAACAGCCGCTTATCCAGGTAGTAGATTGGTTACGATGAACGGAATACCAACATTACGTATCGGAGATGTTGATACCTGCGGTCATCCAAGAGCTACAGGCTCTCCAAACTGTACGGCTGCATAGGAGAGTAGAATGGTTTGTATAGCTGCGGTTGCAAGTAATTTAGGCATGAGTGCACTAGGCGGCGCAGTAGCTGGCGCTGGCTTAGCCAATATGGGCGGTGCCATCGCTAGTAGAATTGGTGGTTTGGCTAGTGCAGCACCTGGACTAAGCGCACTCAGCAGCATGAAGGCAGTGACTAGTCTTAATCCAGCTGCCGAAGTAAATGGAGTTTTAGGTAATCTCAGTTCAGTAGCTGGCGTTAGTAATTTTGGCGCTGGCACACTGTCAGGGGCTCTCAGTAATGCCGCCGGCGGCAGCTTTAGTAGCATTGGCAGTACATTAACCGGAGGGTTAGGTTCTCACGCAGCTAATTTGATGGGCACAGGGCCAATTCAAGCATTTCAAACATTCAACGGAGTTGAAGCATTTAGCAACGTAAGTCAAAGCGTTGCAGGAACACTAAAAGGTGTAGTTGGACAACAGTTTGGACAAGCAGTAAGCAGTATCACAAAAACATTACCAATTGGGGGCGCAACAGGAGACTTTGGAAACTTCTTAGGCGCTAGCATTGGAGATGTTCAAGGTATGTTGACCAACGGTATGAGCAGTCTTACAAATGTAGTAGGTGATATTCCAAATTTTGCAGGCGAACTCGGCAGTCTTGGAACAGCATTTAATGTAGGTAACTTAACAGAATTTGGCAATCCAGGACAATTAATTCAACAAATCAATTCAGCAGGTGGCTTAGAGATTAGCGGTTTAGGTAATGCACTACAAGAAGTTGGACTTGGCGACGTACCTATTAGTAGTCTTAGCAATCCTATATTTAATGCAGAACTTACAGATGCACTAGGAATGATTCAAAACCCACAGATGATTGCCAATGCTCAAACTATGCTAGGAAGTAGCATTAAAGGAATGGAAAGTTTAGCAGACTTTACAGATATGGCGAAAGTTATGCCTGCTAGTTTTGATAGTATTCCATTTGATAACTTCCAACAACTAGGCGAGCATTTACAGAGTGTAGAGCTTGGTAGTATTTCAAATACAGGACAGCTTGGAGGACTATTAACTAGTCTCAACACAGTAGACATTCCAAATATTATTAACACGTCTGATACTATCGATCCAACTGCACTTTCAAATCTAACAAGTGATTTCCTCGGAGGAAGCGGTCCTAATGGGGCGATCTTATCAAGCGACATGATGGGAACACTAGGCGGTATTGGTATCAGACAACAGGCTATAGATTACGAAGAGGCTATAAACAATCTTAGTGCACAAGGTGCTTTTGATGATGTAAACGTTCTCTACGGACAGATCGCCAATGCCATTAACGGCGATTACTTAGATGTGCCTGGTGATTTTGGGGCAAGTACAGAGCATCAAGATCCAGAAGATAGCTCAACGCATACAGATTTGGATAGTTTTGTTCAAAACAAACAAGATCAAATCAATAGTGCGATAGCAGCAATAGCTAGTGCATATCCAACAGAGTCAGCTGTAGCTAGTGCAGCTTATACTCCAATACTAAAGCAAGTTTATGATGAACAACAGTTTGCAGGCAGGACAGACCTCAGACTAGATCTTCGCGACGAAGCAAAAGAAAACGCCTATCACTTTGTTACCAATCACCAATCTAGATCGGCTCGTTCAGATATTATACAGATTGTAGAAGGTATGCAAGACCAAGCTGTTCAAAATGGCGACAAGTTTGGAGAATACTGGCGTGCATTTACAGCAGAAAACAAAAACAGAAACGCCGCAGATACATACAATATTCGTTGGCGTTCAGAAAATCTAGAGGAATTTGAATTAATTTAAGTATGAAACATTTGAAAGAAACGGGCTATACATATTTCGCCCATATGCGTAGAGCATTTTGTATAGCCTTTGTCCTTGTTGTCCATGGTATTTTTCCGGACATTTGGACAGACAAAGCAACCCAAATGCTTTGTGATCACGATAAAGAATAAGTTGACAAATCTCCTAAAATATAGTTAAATAGTATTGTAACGTTGAAGCCAAGCAAAAGGCGAACAAGACCCGGGTGCGAATCCCGGCGCCTCCACCATAAACACATGAGGATATAATGAATTGGGATTGGCATTGGATTAGTTGGTTTAAAGGAACTCCTTTTCAATGGGGCGAATTTAAATTAAATAGTGGAAATCCTTATAAAAGTTATAGATTTGGGCCATTACTTATTCGTGTGTTTCTGAGGGGGGCGAACTAGGTATCGATTGGCGTTGTATAGCGAAGTGGAGTTACCGGTAGGCGAGACCGTAAATCAGCAAAAAACAATAAATGCTAACGATAATGTAGCATCTGAGGATTTTGCTCTAGCAGCATAATCTCATGGGGTGGGCAACCTACCTAGCAACAGAAATGGTTGCATTTTTTTTGCTAAAAATAAATAGTTGAGGAGCAAGAAAGTAGACACAGTCGATGAAAAAAGTTATAATGTTGATGTTGTTATTAACAATACCTCCAGGCTGTGCTAGTATTACTGCCGTAGAATTACTTGGAACTGTAGGAAGCTGGGCAGCAGACGGTATAGTTGAAGCAGAAACAGGAAAAGGTATTGCTGACAAGGTTGTTAGTGATATCACAGGCAAAGATTGCACACTTAAAAATGTTTTCAAAGTTAACGAAAACGTATGCAAAGAACTTTTAGAAAAGGAAAATCAAACTAATGGCAAAAGGCAAGAAGAGCAGCGGTAAGCACTATACTTCAAAAGGCGAGCATAACAATGTGTCACGTTGGTTAAAGAAGGCATGCCGTAAAGACTACGTTAAGAACCGTTCAGTTGAACGTGCAATTAATCAAAGAAATGCTTTTCTAAAAGGCAAGCGTGTAATGCTTACTATTGAAAATCCAAATAAGAACGAAACCAACAAGCGTTTTATCCGTGTACCAGCCAGTGAAGTTTGGAAGACTGGCAAATATACTATGAAGAGTTCTGGCTAGTGGCAAAGAAAAACAATAATAATAAAGTCTGGATGATTCCGGAGGATGAACAGCGCAGCAATGCTACGTTTCATTTTGTTCATCCAAAGACAGTAAGCCAGCTACGTGAAGGTAAGAAGTTACGTATGCGTAAGTATCATCCAGTTCGTCGTGAACATGTATGGTTTGTTGAATCAAGGATGCCTCCACACAGTAAGTAATAAATAGTCTGTCCTAAAGGAGGATCGACTATGGCATTAAGAAAAGCAACTAGTGGTAACACTAAACTTACACTCAACAGGCAGGGTACAAAAAAGCGTACAAGCATCGGACAGAGTAAAATGTCCAAACCTAAAAACAAACGTGTACGTGCAAGTTTCAAAAAGTATCGCGGACAAGGTAGAACTAGGTAATCGATAAATATTCCTGAAGAGGAGTATCGATTATGTATGAATATCGAGTAAATGTCGTCAAAGTTGTAGATGGAGACACTGTAGATGTTGACATCGACTTAGGCTTTGGCGTATGGCTAAAAGACGAACGTGTCCGTATTATGGGCATCGACACACCAGAATCCCGCACAAGCGACAAAGTAGAAAAAAAGTTTGGACTTGCTGCTAAGGCTAGGCTAAAATCCTTGTTAGGAAAACAAGCAATCCTTAAGACACAAGTAAACAAAGATGGCGAGGATATGAAAGGCAAGTTTGGTCGTATCTTAGGTGACTTTGTTGCAGAGGATGGTCGCATGGTTACAGAGGTAATGATTGCAGAAGGACATTGCGTAGCATACTTTGGTGGAAGCAAAGAAGAAATTCAAGGCAAGCATATGGTTAACAGACAAAAACTGCTACGTGAAGGCATCGTAGATCAAGCAGAATACGACGAAGCAGTGGCACTAATGGAAGGCAAATGATAGAAAGACTTAAAGTAGTTGCAGAAAAGTTTGGCGAAGCCTGGACCGCTTGTATGGTCTGTATGGTACAAGCTGACTTGTCTGCTCTTACTTTGGATCACGCAATCACGGCAAGCAAAACAGGTATCCTAACAGGTCTTGCGATGCTTGCCGCAAGTTTCCTTCCTTTGAACAACAAATGGCTAGGAATATTTCTAACTGGTGCATTTACAGCAATAGCTGACGCAATAATACACTCAGACCACTTCCCAGCAGAACACTTAGTAACAGGCGTAGGTGCTATGGTTTTGGCAATCTTATTTGAAAAAGTATTCAAGAAAGCAGAGTACGATAAACTGATTAACGGTTGACAACCACGCAACTCATGTTATTATAGTATAAAGTTAACTAGTATGGAGGTTCCAATGGGACCTAGAGCTGGGTTGTTGATTATTGGATTTATGGCTGGCGTAGTGTCATACTACTACGGCGGTGAACCACGCACAGAGATTCAAGTTGTTGAAGTTGAAAAGACAGTTGAAAAACTTGTACCTATAGACAAGGTTGTGGTCAAGGAGGTAGAAGTACCCACTGTAGTTGAAAAGGTAGTAATTAAAGAAGTTCCTACCACTAAAACACGTATTGTCTATCTACCAAAACAGCCAACTAATGTTAAAATAGACAAAGAAGAACAATACTGCATGGCACTTAACATGTACCGCGAAGCAAGTAATCAAAGCGTTGCTGGTATGATTGCTGTTGGTCGTGTGGTTATTAACCGTGTAAAGGATAGGCGCTATCCTGGTAGCCCTTGTGAAGTTATCTACGAAGGACCACATCGTGAGAGTTGGAAAACTCGTGGTAAGGATGTGGACGATAATAAAAGAGAATATTATCCTGTTCGCCACAAATGCCAGTTTAGTTGGTATTGTGACGGCAAGACAGATCCTCCTGCTAACAAGCAAAGTGTTAGTTGGAAACTTGCTGAAGATGTAGCATATCAGATCTTAGCGTTTGACAAATGGAACGGCATGGTAGAAGGTGCTACACATTACCATGCAGATTATGTCAGTCCTCATTGGCGTAAAAGTATGCGTCTGATAACTAAGATTGACGACCATATTTTTTACAGAGAGAACTAGTGTTTAATACTGATAATCTAGATCAAGCACGGAAGGATTTTGCAGAGAATAGATTCTGCATTATAGACAATGTACTCCAAGACGAGTATATAACAGAAATCTATGATGCTGTTAAACAGATCGACTATGGACGTTGGGGATGCATACACACTAGCCACCAAAAGATATCACCTGAAAAACTTGCTAATATAGATGAAGCGGCTCTGCGTGATGAATACAAACATGGCGCACAAGGTACTTTTGGCTACTGGCATATGGCTAAATGGATTCTTAAAGATGAGGATTGTGTTTTTATAGACCATCCACTAACTACAGAGTTCACAAGAGTTTGTGTAGAAGATTACCAGTTAGGTAAGCCTGATACTAGTTTTATGGATGTAGCAGAGTATGTTAGTAGTTTTACGAATATGTACACACATCAGCCCACATACAGTGCATATGATCACACAAGTTGGCTAAAGGCACACCATGATCCTAGACGATGGATGGCATATATATTCTACCTAAATGATACATGGGAAACGCATTGGGGCGGACAACTATGTATAATGAACGACGATGAGCACACTATTAAAACAAGTGTAGAACCTTTTGGTAATCGCTTGCTATTAATGGATGTTAGTGCTACAATTAAAGATAGGATAAACAAGCACTTTATTAGTCCTGTCAGCTATGCGGCGGATCATCCCCGCTATACATTAACAGGTTGGTTCTATCAAAAGGAAACCGATGGACCTAGCCCGCTTGGAGAAAACACATGAATGACAACGATGATGACAACGTTGTTCACCTAAACGTTGTAAGTAAAGAAGAAGAACTATCACCGGATGAACGTAACCGTGCTAGTGTTATTGAAGTACTAGAAGAGATGCTCGAACGTGCACGATCTGGAGATATTACTGAACTAGTTGCTACTAGCGTTGATGCAGACGGCGATGCTTGTATTCATGTAAGTAGTGCAGATTGGCTAGGAGCAGTTGGGTTGTATGAAGTAGGTAAGCATATTTTTGTTACACAATATAACGAAAGAATGGTTGACTAACCTGTAGTCCGTGCTATTATTAGCATATGAAATACAAAGCACGATACTTCAAGCCTGCAGAAATGAACACAGAAGATCATTTCATGCTAGGTACAATTTGGCCTATCACAGGTAGCAAGGGTAACTCATACGATGTAGAGTTACACCCACACGGGTTTGACTGCTCCTGTCCTGGGTTTGGTTTTCACGGTAAATGCAAGCACGTTAAGAGTGTAGCAGATACCTTTACGTGTGAGGATGTGCCTGAATATGTTATATGATCAGCAGTGTATAGATGCTATTGAGAACCCAAATATGATGGTTCCCTGGTATCTCATGGCAGCATATTCATACTACGAACAGGACGATCCCATATTGAGTGATGCATTGTTTGATGGTCTAGCCAAACGTATGCTAGAGTGTTGGGACGATATAGATCACTGGCACAAGGATCTAATCACAACTGAAGACCTAGAAGCAGGAACCCTGCTCACTAGGGATTTTCCAGAACGTGTAAAAGGTGCGGTGAAGCATCTACGTTCAAATAAATAGGCTATAGGAGAAAAGTTATGAAGTCTATTATTATCGCGGGTGCAGTTGCTCTAAGTCTAACTGCTTGTAACAGCGTAACAAATCAACAGGGTGGTGCAGTAGTAGGCGGTGTAGCCGGCGGCATTCTTGGTAACACAATCGGTGGTGGATCTGGTAATACTGCGGCTACCATTGGCGGCGCTATTATTGGAACTATTGTTGGGAGTAGTGTTGGACAAAACATGGATAAGCAGCAGCAGACTCCTCAGGTTATCGTACAACAGCCACAGCCTGTTCCTATGCATCCACAATATAAAAATTACCCTGCAGACGCCTGTAGCCGTTACATTGGCAACGAAGGTGCTTATGCTAGCTGTCAACGCGGTGTAGCACAACGTAATGCTGAAATTCAGCAACAGTTGGAGCGTGAAGCATATCAAGCAGGAAAAGGTAACTAAAACGGTTGACGTATTGCTAATACCTGCTAATATGTACATAACAAAGGAGCAGACATATGCAAGTAGGCGATAAGATTACGCTCAAAGGTAAGAGCAAACACGGTAAGAATCGTATCCAGCAGTTTGGTACAGAATTCTGGGTTAGCGAGATTCGTGACAGTATCCAAACCACAAAGCATACTGGTGTACTAGGTCCTTTTGCGATGGTTTTTAGTCCAACGGGCGACAATCGTTGGATTTCGTTGAAAGACGATCCTGACTTTGAAGTAATAAGGTAGCTATGCCAGCTGACTGCCGTGATATAGGGTCAAGGGAACGGCTCCCAAAAGTGTCACAGAGCGGGCAAAAATAGCATTTACACTACAGAAAAAAGCTCACCTAAGTGAGCTTTTTTCACATAAAATGGTTGACGTAAACCCTACGTGTGCTAATATGTATATGTAGGAAATGAGAAACGAAAGAAACACGATGTACACCTTTAGCAACGAACTGATCTCCGACCTCCACAAAGATGCTCTTGGTTTCCGTCCTCTCGAAGCCTTCTACGAGGGTTGGACCCAGTCCGATGACGACAAAAAGCAGGCTATCTGGGATGGTCTCTGTCGTGAGATGTGCCGCCGTGAAGAGGAGGAGAAGATTGCGGAACTGGCTGCTGAAGCCAAGTTCGAAGGTCGCATTGTTGAGAGCATTAAGATGGGTGCTGAAAGCCGTGAGGAGGCTATTCGTTGGATCCTCCAGGCGGAAGGGCTGGACAAGGAATATGACGCTGGCTATATTTGCTATAGCCTAGGTCTGCCCTACAGCCGCGAGGCT